AATTCTTTTATCTCTTTCACTACAGCTTTTTTCTCTGCGTTAGTTATCTTTTTGTCTTTCATTGCTTTACCAATGGCGCTTATAACATCCATGCCTTCGTTCAGAACCCCTTTTCCGGCTTTGGACTGCCCGCTATTCAGCATAAAAAACTGGATACCTAATGTAAGTATTCTTATCATATCTAATGTTCTCCTTAATTATCTTGTTCTTCTATTGCGCATTGTTGCCAGTTGCCACACCCACATTGCGCTACAGCTACATCATCTTCACAGCCACATCCCTGACAACTGCACCCCTTCTCGGCTTCACATATGCATTGGTCGGATAAACCGTCAACGCTACAGATACACTCGTGGTCTAAGGCATCTTCCATAAAGTCCTCCTCTGATTGGGTCTTATATTATTATACTGTTAAAGTAACCAATTCTATATCAAATGACTGTCTCGGTATTTTTCTTGTTGAGTTCTACTATCTAAATCACAATACTTGCAATGTGTTGGCTCAATAGGCTCATCAATATGCTCTATATGTTTGTAAAGTTCATACTCTTGGTCGCTGTGGTCATGGTAATCATGCCCTCCTGGCAAATGGAAAAAATGTAGTGCTTGAGTAAGAATGTTTGTCATTTTTGGTTACTTATAACCCTCCGTAATTTTATTTTTCATAATTGCCCAGTGCTCTGAATAAGCTTCTGGGTCTTGTCTCCAATCTGGATAAGCTTTTGTCATTTCAATATCCGTTAAAACATCAGCCTTCAGTTCTTGTTTAAGCATATCAAACCAGCCCATAGAAGGTGTGCTAGGTACATTTGAATCAGCCATAACTAAATCCGTGTCTTTTTCGGTCTGTATTTCGTTAGTCGAATATTCCGTTACTAAATTATCTTCTTGTTTTTCGATATCTTCATCTTTATTGTAGTCACGGGTAACTTGCTCAAAAACTTTTTGTTGTTTAGATGCTAAGTTTTCTCTGTTACTTTCTTTATTAAACACTACATCGGTTTCTTTCTCCTGTAGCTTAAACGCATTTTCGGAATTAGATTGATCTTGGTCATGCTGTTCATGTTTAATTTTTCCTATATTTGGCTTTGCTTCAGGAGCAGCCATAGGAGATTTTTTACCTGCGCCTGGGGTATAATTTGCTTTAGCGACAAAATCCGCTAATAGCGAAAGATTTGTATCAACCATTTTTTCTTTTTTGCTCCCAAATAATTTATCCGTTACGCTTGAAATTTTTTCTTCAATTTTTTCTTTTGCTTTACGTTTTCCGTAATCCATTGCCATTTGCCCAGCTTTTTTAGATCCAGCGGAAGCAGCTCTTCCAACCCCTGTAGCTGCAGTTCTACCAATTGCCGCTAATGGTGCTAAAAACGCAGCTTTTTCAAGATCGTAATCTAAAAGCCTCAGTTGACGGTTTTGGAGCTTACTGCCTCCACCCATGCTGCTCATACTAGGTCTTGGATATTTTGACGTTGTTTTTTTAGCGCGTTGAATGGCAGGCGAAGTTCGTGAAGCAGCGCTTGAGGCGGTAGAAGTTGCTTTAGGTTTATATGTGCCTTCCCCAAAAGTGCTAATAGCCCTACCTAATTTTTGATGTCCGGCAGTGCCTTGTTTAGTTTTAGCTCGATAAGCCTGCATAGCTCCTCTTGCTTTTGGAAGAGCTGATTTAAAACGACTACTTAAACTTGGTCCACTAGATGCTCGGCTTGCCATATATTTCTGTGCGGCGCTTCCATCGGAGACGTTAAAATGTACCGTGACAGTGGCAGGTGAAGTAGAACCTTTTTGTGCGTTACTACTTTTAATACTTGAAATTCGTTTAGCGCGTTGCATAGCTTGATCGCTAGGCGGAGTAGCTTTAAAACCGCTTATAGCGCTACCTATCGCGCCTTGCGCTGGACGTTTTGCAGGCAGTCCAGATTTAGCTCTTTGCCGTTCACCTTTTTTAGTAGTTGTTGCTCTACCAATTATAGAACTAGTAGCAGCTTTAACCCCAGCCCCAACACGCCTTGGCGTAGACATCGCGGCTGTAGCTCCACGCTCAACTTTTTTGGCTCCACCAAGTGCGCGTTGAGCTATGTTAACTAAGGGTCCTTTTTCTACCCAGACTGCAAAGGAATTTACAAAATCTATATTTCCATCGGCTTTTATTATTAAGTCAAGCGGTTCTTTTGGTGTAGGTGTAGAATGATCCATTAGGCAACTCCCATCAGTGCACGTCTGCGTAGCAGCATCGTGTCCTTTTAAAATATCAAAACTAGCGGCTTGGTTAACTCCGCGCTCGCATACAGTAATTTCGGCAAGTTCCATTTCATCAACTTGCATATAAGGCATAAGTCCCTTTGTTTTATTCTGCGTTTTGGTTGCAGAACCTGCGATTGAATACGACTTTAGTTTACCGTCGTCTATTTGATCTAAAACTTTTTTAGCAATTTTAGTATCGTCTCTGAGCTCGGTAACAAAAAATAAACCTTTATCGTCTACCCCAGATTTAAAAACGTCTCCGCTTTTGGAAATATATGCAGGTAACGCCCAACCAACTTGTACGTCAGAGTGTAGTACCATAGTATTACGAGTGCGAAAATTAGACATATATTGTTTAAAAGCTTTTTCCAGGGCGTCTGTAGTTATAAGATGACCTTCACGGTCAATTAATGAAACGCTTGCAGGTCCACCAACAACTACCGGCTCTTTCTCAATTCTACTTGCAGCATCTTTGTAAACAGCATCATTTGGATACGCTCTTGATAAAGTTAAAGTTTCTGCAGGTGAGGCAATGCCAGCTTTGAATAATCGTTTATATTCTTCTAATGCTTCAGATATGTCAGTAGTTGTGGTTCTACCAACTTGTTTTTCAAGTACCGTAATACTTGCATCATCTGCTATAGTTTGATACATGTCTTGGTTTGTTGATTCAATTGTAGTCATTAGACCCCCCAGATTACGCCTCTGATTGTGGGTGTACCTGATGCGGATATTACAGAAATATAGTCTGTAAATCCTAATGGAATAGTTGTTTCAAATGCTTCGCTTGCTCCAATAGGTATTCCTGTACTCGAAGTAGCAGTAGTCCCTATAGCAAGATAAACTATTTCGCCACCTGTGCTAGACTCATTAGTTACTTTCATCCCTTTAATGGTAGTCATGCCTCGTTTTTTAATTGAACTAGACGCATTTGCAGTGCCAGTCCATTCATAGTTAATTCCACTTGAGCCATCTACGTATGTCGAAGCCACAGCAGTATCTTCTCGTACTTCAAACATAATCTTGTCAACATAATAGTTAATGTTGTGTTGCCCAGCAGTAGTTACATATAATCTATACGCAGCTGAGGCAGTAGATCCTGGAATTGTATAAGTGGTAGTTATACGTGTCCAACTTGTAGCTAAATCAGAGCTAGCAGATACCGCATGTTGTACGGTATTAGTTGTGTCTTTTACTTCTATCTTAACAGCACCAGATGCCGAAGCTCCACGATGCTCAACTTGGACAGAAATATGTTGTGGGTTTACACTAAATGGTATTTTTTGACTTTCCCAATAAAAACCCTCATGATTGGCAGAGTTTGCAGGGTTTACCAATAAAGACGCTGCTCCTACTGATTGTTGAGCAGTACTACGGGAAATGGCTGAACCAGACGCAGTAAAGATACTGATATCTGTAGCTTCGATTCTAGGGTTTTGTACCCAGTTCGTAGCAATTTCGCCTTGTCCTGGCGTAAATAAAGTAGAAGCTGTGGTACTAAGAGCCTCTCTAAAGGGGTTATATTTAGTAACAGCGTGTACCGATTGACGTGTAGAATAGTCAATATCCCATTCTCGTTGGTCTGTATGTCTTTCATTTGCCATACGTATTTCTCCTAATCGTTCATTATGGTAGACACTGTAACTATACTAGCAATCACAGCCGCGCCGTGAGCTAGTAGTATCCCCATTAAAAACATTAATGATTTTGCTCCATAAAACCTACTTCTCCAATCCCTTAAATCTTCTAGTTCTGAATCCAGACTTTCCAGTCTACTGCATAAGGTTTCGTTTAACTGCGACTGGGTGGCTATATACGCATCTAGTCTTTCCATATAAACGGCTAGGTCAATGGAGATTTGCTCAGTTGTATCAGCCATTTTTATTCACCTAGAATTTTATTTTATTATGTTTTGGTGTATACATTAATGTAGGGGGCCCATTAGAGCCCCCTACGCTGTAGACCTGTCCGATTATGCGTTCAAGTCTGCGATTTTGCTTTGAACAAACATGTTCTTGCATCGCAATTCACCCATAGTATAGAGTAGACCTCTTACTACTAACGCATTAGCTGCGAAGTAGTCTCGGTTTTCAACATACTGAGTAGGTTGTGCAACAGCAATTTCCAGATAGTCTGTATCTAAGACATAGACATTTGATCCTAAAACTGCGTCGTTAGTTGCGACTGATTTTGGCACGTCAGCATCTGGGAGTATTGGAATTCCCATGTAGGTAGCTAGTACCAACCCAGTACGAGTGCCCGGAAATGTTCTTTCTGAGCCTACGCCGACCTGATACTCTTCTTGACCCATGTATCGCTGGTTAGAGCTTAACAGTCTTTCAAGATTAAAATATTGATCGTGTCCTAGTAGGATTAGCTTTGGCTCGCCACCGTTCTCTCTAATTTTCTGAATAGCAGTATCCAGCATAGCGAGAGTCAAGTCTCTACCAGTACCACCGTTATAAGAAACGGATGCACCGGCGTTCCAGTTTCCAGAAGCTCTGTCATTAATAGTTAAGTCATAAGCTCTTACTCTGGAAGTTTGGTTACCTACAGCAGCGCCGTCTTGCATAACAATGTCGTCAATGGAAGTCATTCCACCTCTGCTGAAGATATAAGCTATGTCACCATCTGCGAAAGTATTGCCAGTAGCAACAGTAACAACACCAGTTGAGGTGTTTACTGAGGAAACAACAGAACCAGTTTGTCTGTCGTGTGCGGTAGCAGATACGTCGTATTGTGCCACTGCATCGCCCACTTTAAAGTGCTTTGCAATTGCTGCGGGCACTGTGAAAGTGGTGGTAGCTCCTGCGGATGTTAAATACGCAGAACCTGCCAATAATTCTTCGTTAATTTCTTTAACGTGGTCCATTTGTGCATTTTCGTTTTCCAATGCCAAAACATCACCAACACCGCCTTCTAATTGTGCGGAGAAAACGGACTTCACGGAAGCACCGAAGGTTGTACCTACGATTCTTGGTAGTGAAGAAACGGTTTCTATGTTGGAAATGTCTACAGTTGGTAGGCTACCAGTCTCAGTGACGGGTCGGCTACGTCCTGAACCTCTGTCAGTTCGTACCCTCCAACCAGCTGTGTTACCCCAAACAACTCTTGGGATAGCATTGAAGAAACGAGTTTGGTTATTCAATGAT